CGTGACTATGCCCAAGCATTTTTGCAGAATGTTAACTGGATGGAAATTGCCAAGCACATGATCGCCGATTATGCAGAGGTGACAGAATGAGAAATTACGAAATCATTCATACTGAAGACACTAGAGGCTTCCATGTTGTTTTTAGCGTAACACCTGAAGAATGCCACCCAAGGGACTGTTTCGATCTCACAGAGGAAGAACTAGCGGACTTGTGCGACAAGATTGATAGAGGTGTTTATGCGTGGTTTGACGTAAGGGTGGAGGTTTATCAGCAGGGGATTATTTTAGGGTCTGATTTTCTTGGTGGGTGTCTTTACGATACACCAATGACTTTTGTCAAAGAGTCGGAATACTATGATGACATGGTAAGCAATGCCATTCAAGAAGCAAACTCTAACCTTGAAAAACTTTATGAATCACGGAATGAGGTGACAGCATGACTTATTACGACAAAGAACTGCAAAAACTAGGCGAACGTCAAGCAGACATTCAATTACGCTCCATTGAAGGGCAAACTAGGTGGATGACTATTACACCTGAGCAAGTCCAAGCAATTTTGGAAATATTGAACAAAGATGAGGTAGAGGCATGATCTACGCCACGATTGCACTTCTACTCAAAATAATCCTTAAAAAATAACCTATAACCACCTTCGGGTGGTTTTTTATTTGTCAGACCGAATTAGAGCACTTTTAGCGGTTTCTTTGTATCCGCTTAGTCTTGACTACCTTTTGCCACAATGATCGCTTTATAGGGGTCTCTGTAGCTTCTAATTGGGGTTCGTGTATTGTTTCATCGTTTAGGATTCCTGCCGTTATCCCTAGAAGCTCATAATTCATTGTTGGGCGCAATCCAAGGTTGTAGCAATGCTGATACCACGATACACACTCATAAAACCCGTCAATGATGTCTCCCTGTCCTGCCGCTAGTAGAACAGCCTGTTCAGGCTCTTTTAGTTTCCTTTGTAGATAACCTCGGTCTGGGTTTCTCGTCCTAGCCATTGATCTTAAACCTCAAATATTCAGCAATTAAAAGGGCTTCCGCTATGTTGTGATCGCCTTTTTTGCGGATGTGCATTCCTGCCTCTGTCCACTTTTCCCTCGCTAATAGTATGGAATCGTATTTGTCCCGACCAAGCCCAAAGTGCTTTTTCCACGATTGAGGACTGACAAAGGTTACTGGATAGCGTGTGAGGATAGCTACGGCTTCAATTGCGCCAGCGGCTCGCATGAACTTAGCCGTTGAAGATGCGCCTTGATTTGGCATGGCATGAACGGCTTCTATAGCTATTTCTCCGCCTTCCTTGGGGTCGATGAAGGTTGACAGAGTGTCAACAAGGGCAAGAGGAAGAATCCTGCCGTTCTCGTTGGCTATGTAACAGGCATCTACAAACTTGCCGTTGTGGTCAATTGCCGCAATTGCGCCTGAAATAGCGCCAACATCAATGCCAATATAAATCATTTAATCTCCACAGAAGCAAGGGATTGCTTCTTCGTTAGGGTCAATATTGCCGAACATATCAGTTTGTTGAAGTGCAAAATCATACATTTCCTTGTAGCTAGGTCTATCTTTTCTGAATTTTGCTCCGTCTCCATAAGTCTTGTTTGACGAATTTGCGTGAGCCTCCATTTTCATCCACCAAAGAGCCCTTTCAGGCTTTTCAGCAATGAGCGACATGATTTGATGAGCAGGTTTTAGGAAGCACAAATCACAATTTCCGTGCATTGTTACGCCATTCATGTTTGGCAGTCCCAAGTCAAAAGACTGGTTTTTCCAAAACTCTCCAACTGTTTTCTTGGTAACTCCTGCCGTAACCAATGGAGTCCTGCTCCTGTCCATTTTGGCCGCTCTACGCATTTCATCAGCCCTGATGCCGACCCAATCAGAGTTTTCATCGTGATCCCAACCGATTGATTTCAAATAGTGGTTGATAACCCTGATTTTTAACTTAGCGGTGCAAATCCTTGCTACTGGGTTTGGCAGATATGGCGAGCCGTTTTGGTCGATCAACTCAAAGAAAGGCTCTCCATTACGAGAAGCAGTCTCAAAAGTAACTCTTTTCCACCTATTTGCTGGCACTTCGTCATATTTGTATTCCAACCAATGTATCTCAACACCCCAGTTTTTGCCGCAATCATGGACAAATTGAAGGGTCGCCTCTTCTTCTTTGCCTGTGTTGGCAAAACACACAATAGCTTCACTTGGCAGGCTCATATTGTGAGCCTCTAATATGCGATAGAGCATATATGCTGATGTTCTGCCACCTGAAAAACTGATACAAGTTGGCTCTTTAATCTCAAACGGGTTCATTTTTACGCCTTTCGTTTATGTTGTTCATTCGTCTACGCAATTCATTAGCGGCGGGTAACCCACGCTTTTTCTCTATGTCGGATAAGGTCTGCCACCACCATGCGGATGCTTTCATTTTCCCAAGGTCTTTGGTTTTCCTCTTGTGCCTCAGAATCCACTCTTTCGCTTCCAAGTTCTTCATAGTCTCCAGTAATTGCAAGCGCTCTTGTGGTGTCAAGGTAGCTAAGTTCCTTGGTTTCTTTGTGTCTGTCCAGTAGTTGATTGGCTTCATATTTTGTCATGCTACTTTACCCCGTAATGCTTCTTTGATTTTGGCAAGAATCTCAGGGTTTGGCTTGGCATTCTTGTAATCTTCATCAAGTTTTGCAAGGGCAGGATCACGCTGTGAGCTTGAGGGTACTGTCGTTCTTGCAATGTCTTGCGCTTGTTGGGCATAGGTTTGCTTTGCCTCTACCCATTCAGCTTTAAACCCTATCCATCCTCTTGCTACACATTCGGAGATGGCTTTGCTTAAATCCCAATTTGCTTTATCAGCCTCTCGTTTTATTCCAGCCAAGGCGGTAACAGTCATGGGTGCTTTCTTTGCTTTCCGTAAGGCTAAGAAATCTGCCCAAACCTGTTCTTCAACATTAATAGGACAAACAGCGATAGCTGTCTCTTTATTTGGTTTATGGTTAATGGTTATTGGTTCTTGGTTAGGCTTTTTTTGGCTTTGAGTTGGGTTAGCGGTGGGTTTACGATGGCTTTTCTTAGGTCTTCCACCCTTACTGCCATTGGCTTTTTGCTTTTCTATAAACCGCTGATATTCAGCAATTTCGTTGTCTGCTCTGAAGTTTTTGAACCCTTCTTCAGTCAACTCAAAGAACTCATCCAGTACAGTTTTAACGACCTCTGCGCTAATGCGTATCTTTCTTGAAACCAGTGGGATATTGTTGGGTATTGGTAACTCTGTGTCGTAATACATATCAAGCAATCGCCTGTATGCTAAGTCTTCTTCTAACGACAAATGGATGGTGTGACTGATGTAGTCACCAATGTGAAAATTGTAGTAATTCATTAAGTTTTCCTTCGCTGTCCTCCGTAGACAAAGAAACAAACGGCAGGCGGGGAGGCTCGCTTTTCGATCTGCTCATGACTTCAGACCTATCCGTGTTTCAAATCATTCTACCCAGTTTTTTTCTGCTTTTCAATGGACTTAGCTAAGAATGGTCGCAACCATTTAGCCCCTCCAAGTCGTTTGAACTCATTCCACTCGCTTAAAGTGGCTCTTACGGCAATGATCTTGCCGCTTTTGGTCATTTCACTTTTTGGTCTTGGCATAGAGGCGTGATTGTGTAGTGTTTAACAAATACCACAATTAGGGTTTTTACTAACAATTTTTATTTGCAAGTAAGCGCTTACTAACTTTTTAAAAGAAAAAAACTATTGATTTTTTATTATCAATAGAAATAATTGTTTAAAACCAAGGGTTTATACTGATGTGTAGCGTTATACACTACGATATAATAATATCACTAGGTAAAAAAATCTAGTCCAGTTCTTTAACAGGCGTAAAGGGAAAACATGAATTACAAACACAATGATGGCGGTAGACAAGCCGCTGGTTTTAAAGGTACAGCCGCCAGAGGCAACAGCATGAACTGGCAACGCGATACCCAAACCAACGAGCATTATTTGCCCGTTTATGGCGGCTTGTCATGGAAGGTCTACAAGACCGTTGCAAAAGACTATGCCCTGACCTTGCATCACGAGGACATAGGCCACGGCGAAGATGTCGAGTTCTTTGAAACACTTGCGCAGGCAAAACGCGAAGCAGAACGTAGAAGGAAGACAGCATGAACACCGACCACATCGTTCACAACAGCAACACCCAGCGCATGGAGTGCCAACACTGCGGTTACACGCAAGCCATCAAGATGCCTGCGCCCATCGATGCTATCTTGGGCAAGATGGATGCCTTCACAAAGGCTCACGAGGGCTGTAAGCGCCCTCAAAGCGAGGCGGTGATGTCTGAGTACATTAAGGGCTTTGACGCAGGCTATGGCTACGTTTTGACCGAAGTCGAGCAGTACATCAAGCGCCACGATTAGGTGTATGGGTACTGGGCAAAACAATAAACCAACAGTAGGGTTTGTCCTAGTGTACAACACTAAGAAGTGTGCAACACTACAGTCTCTTTACCAACACATTGAAAGGCGTGAACATGGAACTGGATATAGATTTTTGTGATCTTGAAATAGACATCAAGGCTTGGGTCGAATGGGAATATGACCCCGACTACTCTCCCAACGAGGGAGTCTACGATAAATTCATTTGGGTAGCCTACTTACAGATAGGCAATAACCGCATTGACATCACCGATGAACTCTCTGCCAAGGAGTGCAAACAAATTGAAAAACAGATTGAGGAGTCTATCGATGACAGCCTTTAACAAAGCCGTTTGGGAATGCTACCAACAACTTAATGATGATGACATTATGGATGCCATCCAAGGCTCTGTAGCTATCCCTCTTGCCATCAATTCAGGTGATTGGGAGTATGCCCAACACTTCATCAAAGAACGCATTGAGAACAAGATGCAACGCAGGGCTGAACTGGCTCTTTACGACACCATCAAAACGCCATCTATTGACGCTGATGAGGAACTGCGTATGCTTAGAACCCTATGGCTCAAAGACGAATACAAGGGGAACAAATGAAACTCAAACACACTATTGCCGCAATCCTTGAGGAAAACCAAGATGAATATTTTTGCCAGTTTTGCACGAAACATAAAGTTGGCTCTCTCCCGATTTGCTCATGTTCAGGGAATTGGTTCAGACTTTCCGACTTTGACTTTGATACCCAATTCTCCATTGCATCAACAATCTTCTACTCACAGAAAGGTGTACCCGACAAAAAGATCGACTGACAAGAAATCCGAGTTTGTATATACAAACTCAATGAACACAGACATTTCAAAAACTTTTCAAAAATTTAAACAGGAGTGAATATGACGAAACTAGAGATAGGAACACTGGTTGACAGAAAAGAAGCAATTAAAAAAATGCTTTCAACAAACGTCAACGAGCATACAGAGAAGAAAGGAGGCTTGTCGTATCTTTCATGGGCGTGGGCGTGGGCTGAAGCACTCAAAGCTGATGAAGATGCTACCTTCAAAGTGGAGATGTTTGGCGATAAATGTTTCATGGACATCAACGGCACAGCAATGGTGTTCGTCACAGTAACCATGTTCCGCAAACCAATGACTTGCCAACTTCCAGTAATGGACTATCGCAATAAAGCCATCCCTAACCCTGACGCATTTGCAGTCAATACCGCCATCATGCGGTGCATGACCAAGGCATTGTCGTTGCATGGACTCGCCCTATATTTGTATGCTGGAGAAGACTTGCCCGAAGGTGACTCAGGCTCAGATATAGATGTAGGAATGATGATTGACCACTTGGCGGCAATTGATGCCGCATCAACTTTAGAGGAATTAAAAGATGTATACGGCACTGCTTACTCTGCTTGCGCTGGTGATAAAAATTGGCAGAAAAAAGTGATCGATGCCAAAGAAAAGCGTAAAGGAGCATTGAAATGAGCGATGTAGAACAAGGCACACCCGAATGGTTTAAACAGCGTTGCGGTAAAGCTACGGCATCTCGCATCTCTGACATTGTTGCCAAAACTAAGTCAGGCTACAGCACCAGCAGGGCTAATTACATGGCTCAACTGGTAGTCGAGCGTATGACACAACAAGTGGCAGAGTCATACACCAATGCGGCTATGGAATGGGGAATCGAGCAGGAAATTTATGCTCGTGCGGCGTATGAGTTGAAAACAGGCAACATGGTAAATCAGGTAGGTGCTATTGACCATCCAACTGTTCCTATGTCTGCCGCCTCTCCTGATGGCTTGGTGGGCGATGATGGATGCCTAGAGATCAAGTGTCCCAATACGGCAACCCACATTGATACCATTTTGGGAGATGAGCCAGCAAAGAAATACTATGACCAAATGCAATGGCAGATGCGATGTGCAGATAGAAGTTGGTGCGACTTTGTGAGTTTCGACCCACGAATGCCCGAACATCTACAACTGTTCATCAAAAGAATCGAGCGCAATGATCGTTACATTGCAGAACTCGAACAAGAGGTTATCCAGTTTCTTTCGGAAGTGGATGACAAGGTTAAAAAACTCAATGAAATTAAGGTGTAAATATGGAACAGCGTGACAATTCAGGTGTCCTCTTTAAGAACGACAAAAAAGAGACAGGCAACCAGCCCGATTACAAGGGAAACATCACAGTTGATGGTCAGTCCTACTGGCTCTCAGCTTGGATTAAAGAAGGTAAATCAGGCAAATTCATGGGTCTTGCAGTAAGCCCTAAAGAAGAAGCCAATACTTCCTCACCCAAGAAGAAGTCTTCCATAGAAGATATGGAAAGCGATATCCCGTTCTAAATCAAAA